AGCGGATATGTGCCTTGCACTTACCGCTGCGGTGCTGCACTGTGAACAGGGTGCCCATGGGCGTTGTGATGGTCAGGCGTCCGCCGTGGCTCTTGTCCCAGATGGTGGCCATGGTGTCATCTCCCTTCCACATGCCAGTGCGGCAGCAGGGGCTCCCGGTTGTCCGAGACTGCCGCCACCGTGCAGCAGGGGTGCGTCTTTTCCAGCCGGGCGTATTCCTCGGCGGTCAGGCTCTGCACCGCACCCTGCACCACCTTCCAGCCCCGCTTGAGCGTCCAGTGCTTTGCCTTTTCGGCAGCGGGCAGGGCTGCCCACTGCACATAGGGCAGGTAGCCCAGGGTGCAAACGCTGGCCGGGATGCGGATTTGGATGGTGCGTTCGGGGTCCTTGCTGGTGCCGGTGCCGGAGGTGTCCAGCTTTTCCCGCCAGCTGCAGGCCGGGAACACCCAGCACTTGGGCGTATCAGTGTCGGCCTTGGGGTCGTGGATGAGGTTCACCACGGTAACAGACGTGTTCATCTCACATGATCCCCCTGTACAGCAGGCCGTGGGGGTCAGCACCGAGAGCGTTCTGCAGCACGTGCCAGGCATCAAAGCGCACGGCGGCGCTCAGGCTTGTGTTGGCCGCAAAGGTCACAGCATAGCCGTCGTTGGAGACGCTCTGTGCGCCCGGCGCGGCACCCACAGCCAGCTTTGCGGCCAGCAGATCCACGATCTGGGCGCAGGCGTCTGCCAGCATCTGGCGGCAGCTCTCGCACACGGCGGCATGGGGTTCCGCCTTGCCAAAGGTAGCGCTGTCGATGAGGCGGGACGCCCGGCTGCACAGCACACCGAACGCCAGCTCACTCACCGTGCCGCCCGCCGCCTGGTATTCGTCATAGGTACAGTAGTTCATGGGCGGGGCCCTCCTTACGCCTCGATGCGCTTGATGTACAGGGTCTTGGGCTTGGACACCTTGATGCCGTACACCTTGCGCCCCTGCACAGCGGATGCGCCGATGTACTTGCCGGAGCCGCCCAGATCCTGCAGGTGCACCGGGGTCTGCCACTCCATGACGCGGTGGCACCAGTTGGGGTGGCCGCAGATGAACTCGGTGGTGGTTTTCTTGCTGGCCACGCGGGTGGTGTTCTCAAAATCCATGTTGTTGGACTCGTACACCGCAAAGCCCGCAATCTGACCCACTGCGCCGGTCTGTACCAGCTGCTGGGACAGATCGCCCTGCTTGATGAAGCGGTCGTCCTGCATGAGGGTCTCCAGATACTCGGGGCTGACGATCATCCAGCGGCCGGCCTGGGGCACGCCGTTGCGGCTCAGGGTGCGCTTGGCGGCCAGAGCCTCTTTGTAGGCGGTGGAAGCGGTGCAGGCGGTCTTGGTGGCGCTGATGGTAGCACCGGTTGCACTCTGCAGCGCCTCGATGGACTTCTTGTCGATGGACAGGGCCATGGAGTAGGCGGCGCTGTCCAGACGCTCGGCGGTGATGCCGTCGGGCACGGATGCAGCGTCAAAGCCGTCGATGATCTCATTGACAGCCTCGTCGTTGTCGATGTCCAGATCCAGATAGGTGGTGGTGCCGGCATCGGCATCCACGCCGTTTGCCTTGTCGTATGCCTTGACGGCCACCTCGGTGTCACGCACCGGGATCTTGACCTTGCCGGCCTTGGGGCTGCCCTCGTAGCGGGTGTTGAAGATCGCACCGTCACGGGTGACCAGAGTGGCCCGCAGCTTTGCGTCTACCAGAGCGGAATACCGCTCCTGATTTGCATGTGCCATGTTGAACTCCTTTCGTTTTACAGGTTCAGTTCGGGATTCAGGGACTTAAAGGCGGCTTCCACACCATTGGATTCGTTGGCGGGCGGTGCGCCATGCTCAGCGCCGGTAGAGACCACGGCCACGCCGGCGGCACCGTCTTCACCAAAGGCCCAGGGGTTGGCCTTGGCAGCGTCGTCCAGAGCCTTGTCAATGTCGGCGCTGCGGTCCTTGGAGCCCTTCAGAGCGTCCAGATTCAGCAGGGCACGCACCGCCTTGACGCTGCGGCCCTTCTTGCCCAGGATGGCAGTGTTCAGGGCGCTGTCAAAGGCAAAGCCGTCCGCCTGGGCCTTCATGTCCGCCTGCAGCTTGGTCAGCTCGGCCTCGTACTCCTCGGGCTTCTTCTTGCCTTCAAAGGCTTTCAGGCCGTCCTGGGCGGTCTTGAGCTGGGCGTTTGCGTTGTCCAGCTGGGCCTGCAGGGCAGTGGCGGCGGCCTTTTCGCGGTTGACGTCGTTGCCGTTCTCCTGCATGATCCAGTTCAGCTGTTCCTCGGTAATGCCGGGGATCTTGTTCTTCACATCTTCACGTTTCATGGTGGAAAAGCTCCTTTCTGTGGGGAAAACCTCGGTTTGGTGACACGGTTCTCCGTCCGTGTTCGGTTGTGGGCGGGGTACGCGCCGCCCGCCGCTATGGCTGCTCCCGACATTTGTGTCGGGAACATGGCACCGTTTGCAGGGATCGAACCTGCCGCTTCCGGTTTTGGAGACCGGCGCTCTGCCAACATGAGCTAAAACGGCATGAAAAAAGCACGGTGCAAACTGCATCGTGCTTGATATCGACTAAAACAGGGGTGTTTTAGCCGGTGTTACTTTTTGGGGTGCGGGTGTGGCGTGTATTTATCGTCCTGCGCGGTCTGAATTGCAGATACGATCATGAAAAACAGCCGGGCACCGTTCAGCAGAACGATCTCCAGCAGCGCAAGGATCATCAAAACAACAAGAACCGTAGTAACCATAGTGTACCTCCTGAAAAATGGGTAAAAGAAAACCACCGTCCGGGTGGATGGTGGTTAGTAATCGCGGAAGGGGCAGGCTTCGCAGATCTTCTTCCAGTTCTGCTTTACCTTGAACCGGGCAGGAATACAGCGGTCGATAACGCCTTGATTAGATTGACAATCGCCGGGTTCAATCCAATCATCTACCAGTGGACACTTGACACTGGCCGCTGTGCCGTTCTTGTCTGGTCTATACTCTACATTACCCAAGAATGCCATTTTTCTTCATCTCCTCAATCAAGGCAGTGGTGTTTTCATCAAATTCAGCACGGCTGTATGCGGTACGGATTTCGTGCTTTATTGTATTTACGTAGGCGGCACCTTCTGTACCATAATACCGTTCAAATTGACCGTTCCAAACTGAGACAGAAATCTTTGCATTTCGGATGTATTGCTTTGCCTGTTCTTCGCTGACGCGATGCTCCCGCTCTGCGTTGATGTGAGCATCATCGAAGGTCAAGGCGTCTACATTGATTTTGGTCGGTTCAAGATGGATAACGGCAGCTTTCGGCAGCTTTGCAGCAGTGCGAAGGTTCTCTATGATTATAGCATCTTTCTGCTGCTTTTCATAGCCCTTCGCCGCCCAATTCGCCCTGCTGGCTTCGCTCCTGCCGAACTTCGACACGCTGACACGGGCACTGTCCACCCGCCCGCCGGTGGCCTTAGCAAACTCGCTCAGGCTCTGGCGGGCTGCTTTCAGGCGCACGGCGCTGTCGGTGGTGTCAGACCCGGCGGCACTCTCGGCCAGATACCGCTTCTTCCATTTGCGCACGTTCCGCTCCCGGGCACGCTGCATCTGGTTGACCTCGTATTGGGTGTACAGTTTGCCGTTGTACTCGATGTTTCGGGCGTTCAGCTCCTGCAGGCTCTCCTCCGTCCAGGTGGGCGGGTCGCCCAGCTCAGGGAATACGGCAAAAAAGGTGTGGCGGCAGTTCCAGCCGCAAAGCCCAGCGCCGGTTCCGTAGCCGGTGGCCTGCTCAAAGTCCGGGTAATGCTTGCCCAGGTAGTCCACAGCCCCGCCCCGATGGAAGCGCCGACCCTGCCACTCGGCGTGACTGGGGCGGGCACCACCGTGGGCGCTGGTCTCAACGAACTCCACGTTCATTTCGTCCATGCGGGCTTCCTGCAGCTTGCCTGCGGTCTGGTTGACACCGGTCAGCACCGCCCGGCGGGCCGCAACTTCCAGCGAATCTGTGTGGCCGCTGGGGTAAGTGATCTCCGGCATCTCGTCTGCAAGGCTGTCCACAGCCTGCTTGACGGCGGTTTTGTAGTCAAAGGCACCTGTGGCCACCTTGCCCCAGGCGACATCCAGCGTGCGCTCAAAGGCCCCGGAGACGGTGTTGGCCGTTGTGGCCGTGAGGTTCCGCCATGTGCCGCAGGTCTGCCGGGCACCGGCGTTGAGCAGGTTGTTCAGGGCCGCGCTCTCTTCAAAGGGTGTGGGCTCGAGGTTGTAGTGGTAATAGATGGCATCTTCCCGCTCCATGGCTTCGGTGGCAGCCTCTTTGAGCAGCCTGCGGATGGTGGCTTCGCTCTTGCCGCTGTACTTTGCCAGCAGCTTGACCACGTTCTCCCGCACCGCCTCGGTCTGCTGGTAGCGCCACAACTGCCAGTCGGCCGTTTCGGTGAGGGTACCCATTTTGCCGATGCGCCGGGCGACATCCTGTAAGATCTCATCCTCGACCTGCTGCGCCAGCTGCACAAAGGCATCCG